CACAGCGTAGAATATCTGATGCAACTAATGAATATTGGGTGTGGTCATCGTCACCTAAACCACCAATACCCCCATGATCAATATCAGCATCGTTAATCATTGACTCATCAATTTTACCACCAGCATCTAAAACAACGTACTCACCAGAATCACCCGCACCAGCACTTGTGGTTTTTGGATTGGCCAACTTCCCTAAAAGAACATCTGTTAATTCATTAGATGCAGTTTTAAAACTTGCATACTTAAGACTATCTGCACTAGATGATTCTTCAAGATCCGCATCTGTATTTATAAATGCTAATTTACTTTGATCAGCCATGATTTTCCCCTACTGTTTAATTTCACCCGTTAATGGGTGATAACTAAGTTGTCCCTTTACTCCATACTTTACCTTTAAATTTGCTGCTTGCAACTTATAAGCTAAATTCATTATTGTTAAATCTTTAGTTGCATCAGATATTCTACGCTGTGTATTTTCTAATGATAGCACTTCACCGGCAGTTAAACACAGTGGTTTAGTTTCTTCTATTTTTTCAACTTCTTTTAGCTTCTTAATATTCTTGGAACTACTGGATTTAGTTTTACTTTTCCGTTTCCGCATGACCATCCCATTTCTTGAACATACCCAGTTACCGGGGGTGTCGATGTTAATGTCCCGCTAGTAGATACCCATAATCTACCGCGCGGCTCTGTTTTATTTAATATGCCGCTAACCTGCACCACGCAAGTGATTGATGTTGGTTTCGATGTAACAATGCCAACTATCGGCTCGACTGCTGTATTATTCACTGCCTTTATAGCAGTATTATCTACTGAACTTAACTGGAAAACCAAATCATCAACGGCAACGCCTGTTAGGCAATCCATTGTCTTAACTGCAGCAGCATTTCCAGATTCTACAACTTTAACTAAAAAATGCCTTGCACCACCGATATTCTCGGTATCGACAATATTACCGGACTTATCTTTGATTCCGACAAAACCCCTGACTCCCGCAATTACGCTAAATAAACTCATGCCGTGGCCTCAACTACTTTAGTAAGATCACCATTAACCCAAGTATTAGTTAATGTTTTAGTGCTAAGCACTGTTATACCGTCTGCTGGATCATATGTCTTCCATGTTTGAATTGTAGGATCCCGTCCAGCATCATACGTAATGTCACACCTAAATCTTCTGTTAGGTGTTGTCTGAATTGCGCCGGAAAATATCTCTATGAAATCAATCTCGCCCGCATTAACTCCGCTCGTATGGTAAGTCGGTTTCCAGGACTCATCACCACCACTCCCCGCACCGATGGATATTTTAACGTTTATCTCATTATTAGTAGTGTCTTCTGTAACACTTATACTAATATCGGGACCTTCAATAAAGTTTATCCGGCGTTGACGTAAGCCATCCCCAATTGAGTTCTTTCTAACGGATAGTTGTGGGACGACTAATTCGGCCATTACGCAGTTAACTCCGTTACTCTCATAAATCCGTTAGCCGAAGACCATATGCCATCGACTCTACCATTATAAATGGGGCCATCGATAAAGTGATGGCCCTCAGGTGGTAATTTCACAGTGAAACTTGTAACGCTCGCAGTTGTACCGTATTTAATAAAACAATCTTTGTTACTGTCGTTAAATAAAAATAGTCCGAGCCTAGCAGTATTAGCCGCAGCTAAAGTAGTGCTACTGGCAGCACCGGCAACATTCGATAATGTTGTCGCACTTGATACTTGACCAGCAAATTGGTCGGGATCAATAGTGACTCTAAGAAGCTGAAATACAGCACCGGCTATTTTTTTACTTAGCCATGCTTTAGAATCATCAATTGTTCCCCCAGCCAATTTCTACTCCTCTTTACTTTCAGATTCATCCTCAGTTTTAAGAGGAGTCACGTTATCAGAAGGACCTGTATCCTCAGTAGGCTTAATATCCAGCCATACTTCCGCATGCTCAGACTTAATTAACTTCTCGCTAACCTCTACTTCGCACCAATTATGGTTAATTTTATAGTCCCCGAAACTCATATGAGTTTTGCCTGCTTTAGGCTGTTTAGTGGATTTCATTCTTACCATTACTTTTACTACAGAATCGTTACTGGTCATATTAAGCCGCCTTTTTAGTTTTCTTAGTTATTTTCTTTTTAGAAACTGTTTTCTTCGTAGCATTCTTTTTACTAGCTGCTGCTTGCTTACGAGCTTTTCTTATTTTGGAATGTCTACTCTCATTACTTTGAGATCCTGGCTTCTCAACATTAAACCAATGTTTACCGTGCTCCGAGTTTAAAAGTTTATCTGTAATATCTAGAGTCTGCCAGCTAGTAGTAATGAGATCTTTACCTAAGTTCATTTGCTTAGGAGTTAGTCCCTTTTTACCTGAGCCGGGAATAGTACTTGTTTTCTTTTTTGGATTTATTCTTATATCTACTTTGGGCATTTTTAGTTTCCTTTTTTATTAGTTATTAAAAAGTGGGGAGAGAAACATAACTCCCCCCACTGACGCTCTTAAAAGTTAAAGAGCCGATCCCTAGTTAACGGTTCGTACGGATTTATACCATACACCGAAACCGAAACCGTCTCTCTTATCGACTCCGGCTAAAATTTCTTTTCTCATAAAAGCTCTGTCACCTTTATTAAGAAACTCGAAATTTATAGCTTGTCGTTTTTGCAATACTAACGGCTTCAAAGTACCTGAAGAGTCCATAAGAAACCAAGTCTCCCCGGTAAGGCGGCTAGAAATAACTTTTTTAGCTGCTCCCTTAAGAGTGTTAGTAGTATTATTGATCAAGTCTGCAGAAAGGATCTTATCTACAACTGGCTCAAGAGCAGGGCTCCCGACCACACGTAGATCAAGCTCTCCCTCATTACGAGGCTCCGACTGATCGTCTTTAAAACCCCGCATAGTCGCACGAGCAGTTTCAAAATCCGTAGAAAATTCAGCTGCCGTATAAGGACCGCTGGAAGTACCCGCTAAATCATTATCCTGTACTCCTGCCGGATCCTCGGGATGCGAAGCTGAATAAAACGGTACACCGTCATATCCAAGTTCCGTACCTCCTACAAGGATTTGATCAAAGAACAATTTCCTAGGATGCGTCCGCGCGCGAGCAGCCAAGTCACGTACTCTCATTTGTACGGCTCCCAACTGATCGTCTGCCTGAGCATTCCTATCGATTTTAAGCGTAGCCTCGTAATCGACGTTAGGAATTTCAAAACTAAAATCGTTCAGTCCTGAAAGCTGTCTCTCGTCTTTCCATACCCTCAATTGAGGCGACTCACCCAACCATCCATATTTCTCCTTATCAGAAGTAGAAGTAGTCGTCATAATCATAGGCATTACATCAGCAGGATCTTCCCCGTTATTGAATGCTTTCTGAAATTCCGCCCTAAGACCTTTCTCTAATAGGAGTGCATTATTTACTGTACCCATCTTTAATCTCCTTTTCTAACCTTGGATAATTTCGTTCCGTCTAAGAGCCGCTAATATATTATTAGTTGCAGTCCTTAGGGTTGCCATCTCGCCCGCACTTGGAGGATCAGTAAATGCTCCAAGATCCGCAATAGCCGACTCTCCGATAGACGCAGACGCAGCTACATCAATACTTACCCAAACTTGGGTAGCACTGATAAACTCATCGATTACTCCGACTCTTTGTAGATCAGCCGCATACGTTTTAGTGATTGTTTGATCATCACTTGCATATACAGGTACTCCTACATCTGTCTGAGCAAAACCCGTGCCCTCAAGTAAGAAAAGACCTTTACGAATTACCTTACAAGCTATATCGCCTGCGGATCCACTAGAGTTATCACAATCTTCATAGGCAACGCCTGCGAAAACTGCTCCTGCTTCAACGGCTGCCGGGGCTAAAAAGCCTGCAGCATTTTTTTTAAGAAGTGCGCCTGCAAAAATCTCATCTACTGCCATAGCGAGATCAAGCTTAACGCCGTCCTTTTCCTCTACTTGTTTTCTTTCTGTTAAAGCAGCCATGATTAAGCCTCCTTTTTCTTAGGTGTAATCTTAGCATCCGGATAATTAGCACTAATATACTCTTCATCCGTTAAGCCCATTTTAAGACACATCGCTTTCTCATCCGCATCGAGAATTACGTTTCCGTCAACTCTTTCCCCATCCGTACCGCCGGGATTTGGATTAAG